GACAGCTTTGCCACCCACCCGCTGGGCGGGCGGCTGCCGTGGAGCCAGATCGACACCGATTGGAACGGCGCGCAGGCCACCATTTGCGACGCCACCACCACCTACACCGTGGGCGGGGTGGACTACGTGCGCCCGCTGTACACCGCCGGCTATGTGGCCGCCACCGACCAGCGCCCGGTGGATGTGCTCACCGATCTGTGCGCCGCGATGGGCGGCGAGTGGGTCTACCAAGACGGCAAGCTGCGCACCAAGGCCGGCGCCTGGCGGGCACCGGTGTTGACGCTGGATGAAAGCTGGCTGCTGGGCGATGCGCCGGTGCAGAGCCAGATGGACCTGGCGCGTGACGACAAGGTGAATTGCATCCGGGGCGGGTTCTACGATGCGGCGCAGAACTGGCAGAGCGTGCCGTTTCAGCCCATCGAGCCGGCGGCGTACATCGCGCTGGACAAGGGCAAGCTGCCCACGGATGTGGATTACGGCGCCATCACCTTCGAGGGCCAGGCCGGTTATGTGAGCGCCTGCAGGCTGCGGGCAGACCGGCAGGGCGAGGTGTTGCAGGTGAAATGCAACTACCGCGCATGGGAGGCCGAGCCGTTCGACGTGATCAACGTCACCCTGGCCCGCTTCGGCCTGGTGAGCAAGGCCTATGAGGTGCGCCAAGACGGCTGGACGCTGGACGGCGGCATTCTGCTGACCCTGCGCGAGACCGATAGCAGCGTGTTCGATATGGATGCGGAGTTCACCACCGCAGACCCCGCGCCCAATACCCGCCTGCCTGACCCGTGGAGCGTGGCCCCCATCGAGGGCCTGGCAGCGGCCAGCGGCACCACGCACCTGCTGAAGCAGCAGGATGGCACCATCGTCACCCGCGTGAGCGTCACCTGGGATGCGGTGGTTGACCCGCGCGTGATCGAGCCCACCGGCCACATCGAGATCGAGTGGCTGCCCACCGGCGGCAGCGTGTGGCAGACCATCCGCGTGCCGGGTGACCGGGCGCAGGTGTACCTGATCGGCCCGAAGGACCAGACCTACATCCTGCTGCGTGCCCGCGCGGTGGGGGCGGTGGGCAAGAGCGTGGACTGCGCGCAGGTGCTGCACCTGGTGCTGGGCAAGAGTGCCGCGCCGGCCGATGTCACCGGCCTGACAGACGAAACCATTTATGGCGCCATCGAGCTGGAGTGGGACCAATCCACAGAGGCCGACTACCTGGAGACCGAGCTGCGCCGCGGCACGCCAGATTGGGCAAGCTCGGTGCCGCTCACCGGCACCACGCCCACCGTGGTGCGCGGCGCCAAGTACCTGTGGGCCTGGCCGGCGCAGGGCACCTACACCGTGCGGGCCCGCCACCGCGACACCAGCGGCAACCTCAGCACCACCAGCGCCATCACCACCGTGGTGGTGGACGACCGCATCAAGCTGGGCAGCAGCGGGATCGATGTGGACCTGGCCGGCATCAACCTGGTGCCCAACAGCAGCTATGAGCGCGATTCGGATCTGAACGGGCTGGCGGACAACTTCAGCGCCTACAGCAACGGCTCGGTGGGCACGATCACCAACAGCCAGGTGACCGGCCGGGTCAGCGGCTACGCGCAGCGGCGTGAGGCCACATCGCTGGGCGCCACCTCGAACGATGCCACCGGGTACTACACCGATGTGGAAATTGGCCCGGGTGCCATCCAGAACATGATCGCATCGGCCTGGATGAAGACATCGGCCAACGTCACCTATCGGCTGAGAATCAACTACTACATTGCCGGTGTGCTGCAGGGCAACCTGAACATAGACGCCAACTCAAACGGCACCGATTGGCAGCGGGTGAGCCTGCCGTTCACCAGCGTGCCCTCCACGATCGACAAGATCCGCATCTATCAGTGGATGCACACCCGCACCAGCGGCACCACGGTGTGGATGGAGCTGGACGATCTGCAGCTGGAAGAAGCCACCATCCCCAGCGCCTGGCACCCCTACCCGGGCGACTACGAGGTGAAGGTGTGGGTGCAGAGCACTGACCCCGGCGCCGCCGCCAAGGAAAACGATGAGTGGGTGAACACCAGCGATAACCGAATTTATGTGCGCAAGAGCGGCGCGTGGGTGCGCAAAGAGACTGTGGGCGATGGGGACATAGACACCCCGAAGCTGGACGACAACGCGGCCACCGGCACCGGCTACATCTTTAACGAGGATGGCATCCAAGTTAATGGGTCACCCTGAGGTTTAACCATGGCGCACCCTACAGGCACCTTCAGTTTTGCAGAAGCGGGCCAGCTGCGCGTGTACCTCAGCGCGCGCTGGACGACGAACGTTGGCGATTTCGGGAACCCAGACGAAGAGCTGGGCAATGTCCGAATCCGGGCCTATGTGGGGCCCACTGGGACGCTCACCTACACCTCGGTGATCGATAAGTTCACTCAATCCACTTTCATAGACCTGGATTACCCGGGCGGCAGCGTGAGTTGGAATGTGGGTACGGAGACGGTGGAATACACCGTGCCGGCCCCGACAAAGGTCATTGCGCTGGCAGATATTCGTGTGGCGTGGGAGTTGGTGAAGAAATGAGCACAACGCCGGCTTCAAGGGTGCGCACATGGTCCTTCTATCGGTTGGATAGCGGGCTGTTCACTGGTTTTCGTGGTGGCGGCGATGAGGCCTGGATGCGGGCCAACACGCCGCCTGGTTGCGGGGCCTTGGAGGGTGCGCACAGTGCACAGGCCAAGCGCGTGAACCTGGCTACCGGCACTGTCGAGCCGTGCATATGCCCCGCGCCGCAAGCCACCGAGTGGGTGGATTGGCGGTGGGAGACCGCGGCGCAGCGTTGGCAGGCAGTGGCCACGCCTGCCGCGTTGGCCCGCGACATTCGCGCTCGGCGGGCCAAGCTGCTCAACGCATGCGATTGGGTGGTGAGCCGTGCCGCTGAAGCCGGCCAACCGGTGCCGCCCGAGTGGGCCGCCTACCGCCAGGCGCTGCGCGATGTGCCGCTGCAACCCGGCTTCCCCGATGCGATCGAGTGGCCCGCGCTGCCTGGCTGACCGGGTGCGCCCATGGCAGACCAGATCACCCGCACCCCGTGGGGGAGCGTGGAGCGGCGCACGCGCCAAGAGCCCATCACCACGCCCGACAGGCGCCAGCCCAGCAACCTGGAGCGGCAGATCGACTACCTGGCAGACCGAATATCACAAATGGAAACAGACATGATTGACCCGCGCGAATTCGGCCGGCTTGAGGCCGAGGTGAAAGCCCTGCAGGGGCAGGTGACCGAGCTATCCACCGACATGAAGGCCCTGCTGGAGCTGGCCAACCAGAGCCGGGGGGCGATCTGGGCCGGCATGGCGATCAGCAGCGCCATCGGCGGCGCGGTCTCCTGGATCGTGAGCCATTGGAAATGAACATCGAGACCTTTGGCGGCCGGCGCTTTCTGCTGACGCTCGGCTGCGGCGTGGCCACCACCATGCTGCAGCTGCTGGGCAAGCTGGACCCGGCGGGCAGCACCTACGCGCTGACGGTGATTGGCACCGTGGGGGCCTACATCGCCGGCAACACCACCCAGAAGGTGAAGCAGGGCCCCGCGCCCGCTGAAGGGGCGCAGCCATGAAGATGCAGCTTGAGCGGGTGCAGCAGGATGCTGATGTGACCATTGGCGCGCTGGCGTGCGACGGCGCGTTTGTGTGCTGGGTGTGTGAGGACGCCGTGCGCGAGGTGCCCGGCCAGCCGGTGGAGGCGTGGAAGGTGCCCGGCAAAACGGCCATCCCCACGGGGCACTACCGAATCGAGGTGACGATGAGCGCCCGATTCAAGCGGCTGCTGCCCATCCTGGTGGCGGTGCCTGGCTTTGAGGGCGTGCGCATCCACCCCGGCAACACGGCGGCAGACACCGAGGGCTGCCTGCTGCCCGGCCGGGTGCGGCTGGGCAAGTCTGTAGGCCAATCGGTGCTGGCGTTCAATGACCTGTTCGCCCGCATCAACGATGCCCAGCGCCGGCGCGAGCTGGTGACGATCGACATATTCAGGGCGCCCGCGCCATGATCCCGCTGCCGTTCCCGGTGCCCTGGCGCCTGGTGGGCACGCTGCTGGCCTGCGTGGGCCTGCTGGGTGCGGGGGCCTGGGCCGAGCACTGGCGGGCGGGCCGCGCTGCGGCCATCGAGCAGGCCGCCGAGCTGGCCCAGAAACTGGAGGCGCAGCGCATCACCGCCCGGCTGGGCGCGAAATCACAAGGGGTTCAAGATGCCTACGCCACCCAGGCGCGCAAAGAGCGTGCCGCTGCTGACCATGCCCGCGATGCTGCTGGCCGGCTGTATGACGACCTTGCCGCCGCCCAGCGTGCCGCCGATGATGCCGACAGTGCCTGCGGATCTGATGCGCAGGCCGGCACCCTCAGAGAGCTACTCGGAGCGTGCGCGGGAGAATATCGAGGCATGGCGGCAGAGGCTGGCGAGCTCGCCGGCCGGCTCGGTGCCCTCCAGCATTGGACCGGCGGCATCTGCGCCCCAGCGGTGATGACGCCTGAAGGCACGCGCGGGGACAAATGACCCGCGCCGCCCCGGTCACCATCGTGCGCCACCGGGGCGCCCGCCGCAAGCCAGCCCAGCCCGCCAGGCCGGATGATCTGCGGGTGTACCTGGAGGGCATGATCGAGGAAGCCATGTGCCTGCCCCAGGGCTGGGTGGTGCTGCTGGACTACGTGGCCGCCAGAGCGCCAGGCGGCTGGATCTGGTTCAGCGCCCGCGAGGCCGATGCCACCCTCTACGCCAAGGTGCTGCGCGAGACCCGGCCCGAGGTGGTGGTGACAGTCAAGGCCGCCCAGCGGTATGCGCAGATGCTGGATGAGCAGATGCGGTGGCTTGAGGCGGTGGTGGGGTAGTGGCGAGGGCGGCCAGGAAACCCCAACCCGACGCTTGCGCGCTTGACCCTCGGGCGGATTGTCGCACCGCCAGCTTCAGACATAACGGCTCCGTGTAGCTTGCTACACAGCCGTTTCTTGATCGGGTTTTGATTCCCAAAGTGTGCGGGGATTTTGCCCAACAGGGCGCAACAGCGCGCTCTCATGGGCCTTGGCGGCAGCGCGGGCGGCTTTGGTGGCGCGCCACTGCTCGGCCTCAGCCTGCAGCTCGGCGGCGTGCTTGGCTTTGCGTGCGCGCTCGCGCTCGATCTGCCGGGCGCGCAGGCGGGGCATGAGCACCCACTGCCACGCGGGGTTCCAGGTGAACACCCACCACCAGGCGCCGTTATGCGGGGTGTAGTGGCGGTTGGTCTCGGCGCACTTGCGCCAGAAGGCGATGACGCGCTGGCGCTCGGCCAGGGGGTCATCGGCCTGGCTGTTGCGCAGGGCGCGGCGCTGGCGACGCGTGGCCTTGGCTTCGTCGGTGGTGGTGTAGTCCCTCATGCCCAGCCACCCTCGCGCTGCGGCATGGCGGCCCAGTGGGTGACGCGGGCGCCTTCGATGGGGCAGGCGGTGACATCGCGCCAGAGGGGCGTGCCGTCGCCGTCATCGTCCAGGAAGCCCTCGCAGGTGGTGCCGTCGCTGAGGCACAGGAGGACGTTGGTTTCCACATCGGGCAGCAGCTCGGTGGCAAGGATGGGGCGGATGATGATGGGCATCATGCTTGCACCAGCCGATCGAGCGGGCTGCGGATGCCGCTGGCGCCGGTGGTGGAAATGTGGGTGTAGATCATGGTGGTGCTGACGTCGGCGTGGCCGAGCAGGGTCTGGATGGTGCGGATGTCTTGCCCGCCCTCGAGCAGGTGGGTGGCGAAGCTGTGGCGCAGGGTGTGCACGGTGGCGGGTTTGTGGATGCCGGCCTGGCTGACTGCGGTGTGCATGTGGCGCTGGATAGTCTTGGGGTGCAGGTGGTGGCGGCGGATGCTGCCGGTGCGCGGGCAGGTGCTGTAATCTGCTGCGGCGAAGACCCATTGCCACGCCCATTCGCGTGGGGCGTTGGGGTATTTGCGGGCGAGGGCGGCGGGGAGTTCAACATCCACCATGCCGCGTGCCAGATCGATGTCATGGAGTTTGCGGCGCTGTTGCAGTTGGTGGGCGAGCTGGGCGGCGAGTGCGGCGGGTAGCACGGTGGTGCGGTCTTTGCCGCCTTTGCCGTCGCGGATGGTGAGGGTGCGGCGGTCTAGATCGATGTCTTTGACGCGCAGGCGCAGGCCCTCACTGAGGCGCAGGCCGGCGCCGTAGCACAGGCGCAGGATGAGGCCGGGCGCGGTGGCCGGCAGGGCTTGGAGCAGGCGCTGCACTTCGGCCTGGGTGAGGACGCAGGGTAGGCGCTGGGGTTGTTTGGCTCGGGTGACGTTTTCAAGCCAGGGGAGTTGCATGCCGAGCACTTGGCGGTAGAGGAAGAGCACGGCGGCAAGGGCCTGGCGCTGGGTGCTGGCTGACACTTCGCCCTCGGTGGCGAGGTGGGAGAGCCAGCGCTCTACGGCATCCCCGCCGAGCGTGGCGGGGTGCTTGAGGCCAGCCCAGCGGACGAAACGCTTGTACCAAGCCACGTAGGCCCGCTCAGTGGCGAGCGCATAGTGCCGCGTGCGGCAGGCGTCACGGATCTGCTGCTCTAGCTTTGGGGGCTTGGTGTTATCGGACATGGTGGGTGTTATGCGGCGGGGGGTGTCGCAGAATTCACGTTAGGCAGCAGTCCCAGCCATCGGGCACTCGCCAGTCAATGCGGCGCTGTGCCCCTTCGGGCATGCTACCTTCGTCCGGTCGGTGCCGCACTTGCTGCACAGCCATCCGTTCAGCCGTTCGGCGTTCAGCAGCATCGGGCTGCCGCCTTCGTACTTCACCAGCCGGGCCTGCAGCTCCAGCGCGTAGGCTTTCCAGCTATCCCACTGGCGCATTGCCAGCCTCAGCCGGCGCTCCAGGTCCGCGCACTGGTCAGCGTGCTGCCTAACTGACGGTTGAACCGGAGCCCCAACGGCTGGTTGGTTTTCACTCATGGTCGTGTTCCTCCTTGTTTCGGTGGGCCTCGCGTTGTGGCCCGGTTAACCTAGCGTTAGCAGGCAAAAGCATGTCGCCCTGCACCGCCGTCTCGCCAGCGCCGACTTTTGCATCCTCGAACAGCCTGGGCTGTGCTTGTGCATCTGCAATCCGCTTGCAAGCCTTCGCAAAATATTCCCCATCCAGTTCGCAGCCGACAAATTCAAAACCAAGCGCCGCCGCAGCTATCGCCGACGAACCGCTCCCAAGGTGCGTGTCTAAAATCCGCTGCCCCTGCGTTGCGTACTTCGTTAAAAGCCATTCGTACAACCTCACCGGCTTTTGGTTTGGGTGAATCGTCTGCTTGCTTGTCGGCTCAAAACTTCCCGCGCCCTTCTTGAAACCCTCCCAAGAGTGCCGAAAGATATTCACCAGTTTGTTGAACGATTGGAAAGCGAGTTCCGCTTCGGAAAGCAACCCATCCGTTTTAACCTTGTCCCACACGATCCACCCGCTATGGGTCAAAAACTCGGGGTAGTAGTTCGCGCCCCAAATAATCTGGTGCCGAGAAACCCGAAACAACTGCTCGAAATAATCGGCCCCCGGTGGCGTGTTGTTGTTGGCGTAGTGCTTCATGTCCGTGCGGTAGTCCTGAACAACAGACCGAGCACCGCCCCTGCCAAAGCTGCCATTACTTGCGCCAACCGCGTAGGGTGGATCGGTGATTGCCAAGTCAAAAGCAAAGTCAGGCAGGCCGCGCATGTACTCAACACAGTCGCCGTGCCACAGTTCGCAATTCCCGATTGTCACTTTTTCAGCCATCATCACTCCGTAGTTACGTTTTGCCTGCTAACACGTCGCTCAACACGGACGCAGGCGATAATGCCGCCTGCGCCGGTTAGCTAGGCGTTAGCCGTCAACAAGTCACCCTGCGCCAGCCTCGCAGCGATGGCCTGGCACTGTGACTCGCGCTTCTCAATCAAGATCGCCCGGCGCCCGGTCTTGCGCGCCACGGCGCCCGTGGTGCCGCTGCCAGCGAAGCAGTCCACCACCAGCCCGCCGGGCGGCACGCTGTACTGCAGCAGCGGGGCCACGATGTCCTCGGGCTTCTGTGTCTCGTTCACCGCGTAGCCGTGGCAGCTTCTGGCGTAGATCACGCTGCCCATCAGCTTCGGGCCGCCGTCATCGCTGGCGTAGCTGCTCGGGCCAATGTCGCCCCAGTGCGGCGGCCGGGCCTTGCGGCGCACCGTGCGCGCCGTGTTGTCGTTGGTGAACTGCGGCGCCTTGAACACGTCGCCCCAGTCGCCCCGGTAGAAGTGCAGCGCCAGCTCGTGCAGCCTGCGGAACCTGTCGTTCGCGTTGTTGCTGCCGTTGTGCTTCTCCCACACCACGTCCTGCGCCAGCTTCCAGCCTGCGAACTGGCCGCCCTTGTCCATGAACATCCGCATCGAGCCAAAGCACCACACCTGGGGCGCCACCAATGCGGCCACGTCGGGCCAGCCATCGGGCCACACGTCCCAATCCAACGAGGTTTCTCCGTAGGGCGGGTCCGTCACCACCGCGTCAGCGCGGGGCAGCAGCGGCAGCAGTTCCAGCGCGTCGCCGTGGTACAGCGTCACCGCGTCATCGGTCCAGTATGGGCGTGGCAAGGCCGCCGGTTGCCGGCTAACACGTCGCTGCACCGGACCCACCACGGCGGGCGGCTCGGTTGCGTGCGGGAGTTCGGGTGCGTTCATGGTTCCTCTGCGCCGTGTTGGGCCGGTGAGCTAGGCGTTAGGGCGCTCCCTCACGCCATCGCCAGTGAATGCCCGCGCGGCACCTTGAAGCCCGCCGCTTTGGCATGCCCGCCGCCGCCGTACTCCTTGGCAATCTCGCTCACGTCCACGCCGTCGTCGGCTGCACGCAAGCCAAATACGCGGCCTTCTTCGGTGTCCCAGTAGCACGCGGCGAACGGCTGGCCCTGCGCCATCAGGTGCGCGGCATCGCTCACCAGCGTGTAGGGCAGGCTCGCCACCGGAACCGAGTAGTTCGCAATGACCATGCGGCGCTGGCACACCTTCACCAGCTCGGCCACGTCCTTGTGGTGCTTGCGTTCAATGGCTGCGCCGGCCGCAGTCATCTTCAGAAGCTCCACCTGATCGGCCCTCATCAGCCGATCCCATGTCTCGAAGGTGTATTCGTGGCTGAAGACCAGCGCCTGGATCTCGCGCGTGCCGGCCAGCTTGAAGCGCCACAAGTCGCGGTCTTCAACGTGGCCCAGCAGCAGCGGGCGGTCTTCGTCGGGAAACAGAAAGTCCCACGCCAGCGTGGCGCCGCTGCGGTCAAGGTCGGTGACCTGGCGCAGCCCCTCCAGCCCGGCCAGGTCTTCAATCGCCGTCTTGTGGTGGTCAATCAGCGTCACCCGCGCAGCCTTGGTCAGCATGTCGGCAACCACGGCGCGCTTGTAGCTGAAGTCCACCAGGTACACGTCGCGCCCGGTCACGTCGGGCGGCGCGGTCTGGTACACGCCGGCCACGTAGTCGGCCGTGTCTCGGTGGTAGCGCCAGAAGCACCAGGCGGCGCTGAAGCCGTCCGCACAGTTGCCGTGGTAAATCACCAGTGGTTTCGCTTCGGTATCAGGCATCTCTGCTCTCCATCAAACGCCCCTGCTTCGCAGCGGCTAAATCAACACAGTCCGCGCATGCCGGGTACGGCATCCGCTCGTGGCGTGCGCGCTTGGCCACGCTACGGCACCAGCGCCCTAACCCCCGGTTCGAGGCGAGGTCCAACGGAGTACCGTTGGCCCCGCCTCAACCGGAACGTTGGGCGTCTTGCTGCGTTCCAGGATCAGCGCCCGGCATTTCGGGCAAGTCACCGCGTCGTCGCTCATCACCCAGGTGGCGCGCTTCATGTCGATGGCTCGTGGCTTTGGGAAGCACAGCGCAGAGACACGGCCCTTCGGGTCAATCTTGTCGCCTCGGTGGCGCACTCGCGTGGGGGGCAGCGGTGGGCAGTCGTCAGTCGTGGTCATATGCTGGGTCATCAATGATGGTTGTCGTGGGGTACGCGCCCCGAGCGTGTGGTGTGGCCGGGTGCATCAGGAACTGGTATTCACCGGTGCTGTCGGGCACCGTCCTGCCCCAGCCGTGTCGCACCTTTCCCCAGCCTTCAAGCGGGCCACCGTTCCAGGACTCGCATGCCTTCATGAACTCGCCCAGGTCATGGTGGCCCTTGGTCATCAGCGTCTTGGTGTCGTCGGTGTGCAGGCATTGCAGATCCAGCGGGTAGCGCCCAACTGGTCGTTCAACCGGACCTTGCGAGTCCGGCGAGTTGTTCTCAGGTTGGCTCATGGCCGGTTACCTCCGAAGTTGGGCGTCTTCAGGCGGGCCAGCTCAGTGCGCGCCTTCCACAGCGATTCCAGCACCGCCAGCATCGTCATGGCGCAGTGCGCTGGCTCTTCCTGCAGCATCGGGTACGGCCTGCCGGCTGCCAGTTGGCTCGCCATCAAGTGCAAATGCCGCGAAGCGCTGCAAGTGTTCTCCGGGAAGTCTCGCGCTCTGTTCACGCGACGCCGCACGTTCTTAAGCATGGCCGCATCGTGCGGGTTCAGTTCGCGCATGCAGGCTCTCCTTCGTGGTATTCGCCGCACCAATCGGCGCGGCCGGTCATCGGCCAGAATCCGGCCGCTTCGCCATCGGGTCGTGCAGGCGGCATGCGCCGGCACTGCCCAACAACGCTGTTCCTGGCCAGCCACCAAATGCAGTTCATGCAGGCGCGCTTTTGCTCAGGCCCGGGGTATTCGGTGTTCACAGTCATCCTCGCTTCTCCACCAGCCGCCCAACTGGTCGCTCAAGCGGACCGCCTTCGGCGGCCCGCTTAGCTCCAACGTTAGGCTTCTTGTGGCGGGCCATCGCAAGATTGACCAGTGCGCACCACTCGTTGCCGCTCAACTCGCCCACCTTCGGGCTGCGTCGCGTCACAGCGAACAACTCGCCCAACAGCGCGTAGCAGTCATTGAAGCTCACAGTCTGCTTAATGCCGAGTGCCTCAAGCATCGGCGCCAGCCCAAGTACAGGTTCATGTTTCACGGCTGTCCTTTCCGAATGGCATGCGCAGCCTCAATGGACGCTCGGAACGGGTAAGGTGGCGTCGTGTCGCAGATCAGCGCGCATCGGTGGCGTTCGCGCGCCGTAGCGGCCCGCCACGCCTCCCACTCGCCGCTGGTGTCGCTCTTGTGCCTAAAAGCCTCGCGGCCCCATCGCTCATCGGCCCAGTCTTCAAACGCCAAGCGCTCCGGGTCCAGCCTAACTGGTTGGTCAACCGGACTTGCGCCGGCAAGGGTGTCATTCATCGTCACTCCTGTGTGGGCGCAAGCCGGTTACCGCCGACGTTAGACCGCTTTCTCGCAAACCGCACGCCAGCACGGAACATGCCGCCGAAGATGCCGGCGTTCCACCATGCGGCTACATCGTCGGGATGATCCTTCACCCATTTCTTGCCGACCATTCGCGCCAGTTCCGCATCGAACGCGGCACGCATTTCCTTTTTCGTCGGGCCTCGCTTGCACTTGTCGCAGTCGTGGCCCACGCATCCAATCTTTTTCATGTTCGCCTCGGTATAGGATCGCGGTCTAACAATTCGCTCAACCAGACGCCGCTTCGCGGCGCGGCTTAACTCAGGCGTTAGGCCCCAAAGACGCGTCGAAACGCGGCCATCTTCTCAGGCGGGAATGCGTCGCAGCCTTCGACGGCTTCAAGCAGTTCCAGCGCGGCACGCACGATCACCGCAGTCTGCTCATGCACCGAATGCACGCCAGCCATCCGTGCCGCATCAATCGCGGCCTGTGTGTAGAGCGGCTCAGTGCGAATTTCGCCAGGGAAGTCGGTCACCGTCATCAATCCGCCTGTTTGGCGAACCCGCAAATACAGCGGGTCAACCCACGCAAACGGCCTAACAGGTCGCTCAACTTGACCCACCACGGCGGGCCTGCTGTCTGCATCGGTCATCTCGTCTTCCTTCAGTTGTGGCGCTCGCGCCGTGGCGGTCAAGTTAGCTTTGCGTTGGGCGTCTTGAGCAGTTCATAGGCCACAACGCGGCGCAGGCCCAGCCGGCGCAGCTTGTCGCGGCCCGGGTTCACGTTCGCATAGGCGCGCAGCCGCGACAGGTAGCCCACGTCAATCTCGGTCACGCGGGCAACGGCTCGCAAGCTTCCGTGCTGTGCCACGAGTTCGTCAATGCGGTCTTGCAGCGTCATGGCTTTGCAGCCTCCGGCTTGTGTTCATCGCACCAACCAAGACAGCCGTTCTCGCGGCACCCAGCGGGCGTCTTGCAGCCGGGCGCCGTCTCCTCCGGTACGATGGCCGCGCGAATGGTGCTCATATCGGCCGCAACGTCGCCGGCTCGGTCGGCCGTGAATACAAGACCGGCCATCGCCTTTTCCACAGCAGGCCACAGGCGAAACAACGCCTCGCGCAGCCCTTCGAGTTTGATCTGCGCCGCCGTCTTCTCGGCGAACAGCCGCGCGTGCAGCGCCGAATAGCGCTCCACGTCTTCTGCCAACTTGCCTGCGCGCATCGCATCCAGACTGGACAGGCGCCGCAGTTGCTCGTTCTCATGTGCCAGCTTGTGCGCGTCGCGCTCGGCCTTTAGCCTGCGGGCAACTTCCTTGCCGAACTCGCAGTCCTCGGCGTGCCACTCGCCGCCGCACACCGGGCACAGGTCAGGCGGCTCCTGGCTCTCGGGCGGGTCGCCAAATGCTTCGCGGCTCATACCTCTACCCCCGGTGCGTCGTCCCACTTCGGCACCAGCGCCTTGCATGTGCCCATGCCCTGCACGCGGTCGGTGTCGGCCAGCACCTTGCCCTTCACCACCGCCACGAGTTCAAACACCGCGTAGGTGTCCGCGTAGCCGTGCGCGCTGGTGCAGGCCAGCCGCGCCGCCTCGCGCTCCGCATCCTCGCGGGTGTGGTGCACCAGCGTTGGCCGGTCCTTGGCTGGCACATGCAGGCCAATGGCCCGCTTGCGGTTCGGGTGCTCCGTCTGGTCTATCCAGTCGTCGCGGTCAGTCACGTTCAACACAATGCACTGAGGCATTCCAACTCCTTCTCAGTTTTCAACCAGCCGCCCAACCCATCGGTCGAGAGGACGGCTCCACGGCTGGTTCATCTCTTGAGGTTGGCGCTGCCGCCTCTCACCTCAAACGTTAGGCATTACTGGCGCTCCCACTTCTGCGGGGTCCAGATTTCCACGCCGTCAGCGGCGTGGAGGCCGCTGGCCATGTAGCTGATCTGGCCGAAGCCATCGGCGCCTTGCACGGGCACATTGACCACTGAGCACTTTTTGTCGATCACGATCAGGCGCCGTGGGTATTTGCCATCGTGCAGTTCAATCGAACGCGGTTCATTCATGGCCGCGCTCCGGCTGGGTGGCTTCATGCCTCACGCAGCCAAACTCGCTGGCGGTCATCAGCACGGCCATGTAGGTGCTGCCATCGGCCACGCCAAACCCGTTGGGCTCCACGGGGCGCTCGCAAAACGTCTTTTCTGGGTGGGTGCATTCGCGCACTTCAAACGGCATCACCATTGGCTCGAAGGTATCCGGGTCAACGGGCGCGCAGTAGCGCTCAACGGGCCAGTTGCCTTTGCATGCCGGATCGAATATCCAGTGCTTGCAGGTTTTGCAGAGATTCATGTTTGGCGCCCTTGGTGCTTTTCTAGAAGGGTGTGCAACGCACAGCCAGGCGCGTGGTTACCGTCAAGCCCAACCAGCCGCGAGTTGTCGCAGACCGGGCACGCTAAGGTGTCCTTGCCGGTTTGCTCGAACGTGCTCACGCACCATTCAATTCGCGCCAGCATGTCCGCGGCCTCATCAAGTGCAGCGTGCAGCCGCTCGCGCTCTGCGGTCAGGAGCTCCACTACCGTGCGGCCAGAATAAAAAGCATCCGCGCCGATGGGGTCGGTGATTTGGCTGGCCTGCAGCAGTTCAGGGTCTGGCAGTTTTGCCAGCTCGGCCAGCATGCGGGCTTCGTCCAAAGCGCTCATGCCAGCGCACCCTCGATGACGATGGCGCCGCGCGGGGCGTTGCCGGCGCGGGCGGCGGCGATGCGGTGGCGGGTGTGCTCCAGGGCCTGCTCATACTCGCTGTGGCTGGCGTGGTCCAGCTGCACGCCGTGGAGCCAGAGGGCATCTTGCAGGGCGGTGTGCTCGGCGGCGTAGAGGGTCCAGCTTTTGCCAGCGTTGTGGCGCAGCATGACGGCGGCCAGGGCCTCCTGGCCGGCCACGATCTTGGCGCGGCTGGCTTCGTCGCTGCAGATGCGGCCGGCGGCCAGGCTCTCGGCCATGTTCAGGGCATCGGCCATGCTGATCCAGTGCTGTGGGCAGGCGATGCCACGGCCAAAGGTGAGCAGGCTCAGGGCCATGTTGGTTTTGATGCTGGCCACCTCGGCGGCGGGCAGCAGGGCGGCGCCGGTGATGGCGCGCTCTATGGCGTTGAGGTGCACGGGCTTGGGGGTGTAGGCCTTCCGGCCTTCGGCGCGTTGGCGGGCGCGGCGGCTCATGGCTGGTGCTCCAGGTTCTCCATGAGGCAATCGAGCTCGAAGTGGAGCGCGGCAATGGAGTGGTTGTTGTCCAGTTCGTGATCGGCGCGCAGGGTGTCGGCGTGTTGCTCGCTGACATGGGCGGCCACTGGGGCGGCGCTGTCGCGCTGGATGCGCACGGCCAGGCCGGCCTTGCTGGTGACCCACTCGCGCTCGTTGGGGAAGCGCACATCGGTGATCACGATGCGGTCATGCACGGGCGCAGCATCGGGCGCGCTGTGCAGGCCCAGGCACAGATCGGCGCAGCGCAGCCAGAAATCGGGGTGGATCTGGCGGCCCCACTCGGTGCCCAGGCGCTGCATGAGCTGGCGCGGGGAGGCGCCGCACAGGTGCTCGATGGGCTGCTCTTTGAGGCTGGGCTCGAAGAGGCGGGCGTAGTTGATGCCGACCTCTACAAACAGGCTCTCCAGCATGGTTTTGAGCGGCTGGGCGAAGGCGTAGCGCTCGAAGCCGTGGGCCGCGCAGAGGTAATCAGCGGCGGTGTCTTTGCCGGCACCGGCGCGGCCGATGAGGCCGATGATGAGGGGACCGCGCATCATCGGCTCGGGTTAGCGGCAGCTGGTGGGGTGGGCTTTGCAGGGGTTGACCTTGGTCAGATCCGGCAGCAGGCAGGGGCGGCGCGGGCACATGCGCTCGGGGTCCAGCCGGTCTGCGTAGGCGGGGATGGCTTGGAAGGATGCGGCCAGGATGGCGGCGAGGATCAGCGTTTTCATGGGTCAGGCTCCTGTGGAGTGGTGGTTGGGGAACGTGGTTACGCTTCGTCGCGGTCACCCGCTGCGGCGCGTTTGAAATCGAAGGGGGCGGCGCTGGCCCGCCTGGGGCGGGCGGTGCGCGGCGGGGTGGGGGCGGCGCCCCAGCGGCCGAGCTGCAGGCCCATGCTGACCAGGCGGATGACGGCGGCGGCCAGGGGTTGGCGCATGGCATCAGCCGCTGTGGCGGGCCAGTGGGGCAGCACCTGGGCCAGCGCGGCGTGGGCGGTGCCGTGGGCGGGCAAGATCCGGGGGTGCTGGCTCATGACCGTGCACCGATCAGGCCGGATTGGTAGGCCCAGGCGATGATGGCGCCGGCACCGATGGCCAGGAAGATGGCCCAGGCGCAGAGCAGCAGGGCGAAGGCGTTGCCCCAGCGGACCCATTGGGCCTTGGCATCGGGGTCCAGCGGGCCGGGGTCTACGTCAGGGGGAAGGAAGGGGTCTTGCATGGCTCAGGCTCCGAACATGCGGCCCAGGGTGATGAGGGCGGCCACGGCACCGGCGCCCATGAGCAGGCCGGGCACGAAACCGCAGACGACACCGAAGCGCCAGGCGCTGGTGATCTGCCGGCGCCAGAAGGCCACGCGGCTGTTGCTGCGGGGCAGGCTGATGGCGGGCGGGTGGGCCCACTCGGGCTGGGCGGCGGGCGGCGGATCACCGGGCAGGGTGTAGAAGCCGAGGTGCTCTGTGCCGGCGGGCAGGCCGAGCTGGCGCACGGCGGCGGCCTCAGCGTGGCGGGTGTCGGTGGTGGTGGTTGTGGGTTGCATGGCTCACGCTCCGATGGCCCAGCCCCAGGGGCTCAGGTAGCAGCCGGCCAGGGTGAAGGCGAGGGTGGCCGCGTAGAGCATCAGCTCGGCGCGGGTGATGCGGTGGGTGGTGTCCGGCTTCACGCGGCCACCTCTTGGGCGGGGTGCTGCTCGATGTCGTGCGCGGCATCCAGCAGATCGCTGGCGATGCGGCGCAGATCCTCGGCCGTGAATTCAGCCGACGCCACGAAGCTGGTGCCCAGGCGGATGGACAGTTCAGCGGCGTTGACGGTGGCGTAGCGGAGCACGCGGGCGCGGGCCCGGTTGGTGTGGTGCGGCTCGCTGTACACGCCGTGGCCGGCGCGGGTCTCAGCAAAGTAGTGCTGCAGCGGGTGCTCTGCCGAGACGATGGCCGGGCGCGGGGTGTGGGCGGCGCCGTTCACTTGCAGCTCGCCGGGTTGGCCTGGCAGGCGGGCGGCTGGGTGCCGCTGCGGGCGGGCTCGGGCTGGTCATCACCACCGCCACCGCAGGCGGTGAGCTGGCTGGCGGCCAGGAGGGCCAGGATGGCATAGCCGCAGATGGCGGCTGCCGTGGCGAGCCAGGTGGCCCAGCGGTTGAGGTGCATTGCGTTCTCCCGTGGCACCCGGGGTGGGTGCGTGGGGAGATTAAACGCGATGTTTACTTAAACTGTCAACACGTTGTTTACTGAAACAGCAGGGGATTTCCCTAGGTGCTCAATCTGACAGGCGTTCTAGCAGGATGCGGCGGCGCCTGCGAAAACAAAATGTGGATAAACGCGGCGTTGACATCATAAATAAACATGGTGTTTAATGGCCGCATGACTGACCGTGAGCTGATTGAACGGCTTGGCGGCCCGGCAAAGGTTGCCGCGCTGCTGGGCTATGACAAGCGAGAGGGCGGTGTGCAGCGTGTGCACAACTGGCTGAGCCGTGGCATCCCTGCGCGGGTGCGCCTGCAGCATGCCCGGGTGCTCGATGTGAGCGCGCCCGCCAACCCGCCAGCGGAGGCAGCCAATGCAGCAGCCTGAGCGCACGCCCCGTTTCTGCGCCTTCTGTGGTTGCGCGTTGCAGCTGCTGGAGGTGGATGTGAGCCACCTGCTCGATGTCACGCGCCGGGTGGAGTTGCAGCCGCTGCCGTGCCGATGCTCAGCTGACGCTAGGCACGTCAGTGACGCTGCCGCCCGTGAGCGAATCATGGCTTTTGCTCAAGCGTGCCGAGGCGGTGCCTCAGGGCGGCAATTTCCGCGCCTTGGGCGCGGGCCAAATCAATCAGCGTGACGATGCATTCCATGCTGAAGGCCAGCGGATTCTTGAGATGGGCCGGAATGGTGGTGTCCCGTTCGAGGGCATCAAGGAACGGCACAACGTCTGACGCATATGTGCC